CTTAAAGTCAAGGCTGATACTAATGGTGTGGCATTTGCTGATGTAAATGTACCAACAAATTTTTTACCTTCAGTAACTCCAAGTGAAGCCATTAGAGTTGATACAACACCATTCTCTATTTGTGCTGATGGAGTTAATGGTACAGGTGGATTTGCATTTTTTAATGCTTCAGCATCTGGGCTATGTTTTCTTGGTTCTAACTGTGGATGTTTAGCTTCAAATTCACTTTTATGTACAAAAGAACCATTCCACTCTTTAACCATCTCACTATAAGGAAAAGCCATTCCGCTTCTATCAGATATAGCTTTAGAATATTTACCTGTTGCAAAAGCCATTATACATTATACCTAAAATCGGGAATAATTTTTAAATCAACTTTTTCTCTGTTATCTTGCATTGCTCTATTAAATTCTTCTTCATAAAGCATTTTAAGTTCTTGCCTGCGTTGTTGTTCAATTTGTGGTCTCTTCAATGAAAGATAGTAAGCTAATCCACTAATTGCACACGGCAAAAATCTATTTGGTATATCAACTGATTCTGTTGCGGCTGTAATATCCTCTACAGCTTTTCTTTCTTTATATCTAAATGTATCTGCACTATCTGGTGTTGGATACAAATATAACACTGGTGTTAATTGTTTATCTATAAAATATTGATTTGGTCTACCCCCAACATCTTTATTAGGAATTTTTAAATAATCATCACGACTAATTCTTTCCATTTGAAAATCAGTTCTAGTTCCATCAACATTATCTATAGATATAACTGCTTCCTCTATATCTACAGTATAACTATTTAATGTATAATTTGCTGTACCCGATGTAAGAGTTTGTGTTGATTCACCAACACTCCAAAGTTGAATACTTCTATTACTCCATTCCTTAAACAATAGATTAAGGCTTCGTCTTCCAGAAGAAGATTCTTTTCCTGTTACTGTTTCACCACCAATTCGGCTGTAAGCCTCCTCAATGATTTCATTAACAAATAGTGTAAATGTACGAGTTCCAGAAGTTGCCATATTTTATCCTAATATGTTTTACTTAATTTTAAAACAATTGTGTAGTGGTCTCCATTAGTGTGTCCTGTAGTTGTTAACAGTAAATCACCATTAACACCAGAACCGGCATCATTTGTAATTCCACCAAACTCCTTAACGTCTATGTGACCTTGAGAAGTTAATGCTCCATTAGCACCTAATATTATACAATTAACATTAGTTGATGCATTCCATAATAAATCTACTCTCATTCCAAAAATGTCATAATAAATTTCTTGTATTGCAACTCTAGAGCAAACCTCTCCATTACTGTCTGCCAGTAAAGCAGAAACATCTACTTTTGCTACTGCACTCTCTCCACTACCATCTGATATATTAGTAAGTTTTACTAAAATACTTTTAGCACCTACATTATCATTAATGATTTGTGATGTTACTACGTCAGCCATTTATATCCTCCTATAAAAATTCTTTCTGCTTCATTGTTTATAATTATAATTAATAAAGCTATTATTTCGCATATGTGCATACTTTATCCTTTAAAAAAGCTAGGGCTGTTACACCCTAGCTGTTATGGTTTATTCGTATACGTTTCTGCTACAGCAAACATAATGTACGTTTACTGCTTCAGCCGCCGCCGCACCTGCTTCAATACCAACATATGGAATTAAATCCACATCGTCAGTTAAAGCTCCAGATGGAGTAGTACCTTTTGTTACTGCTGTACCACCAGTTGAACCAGAAGTAGTTGTAACATTATACTGTTCACCATTTACAAAAATTGATGCTTTTCTATCTGAATCAATTGTAATTTTTAAATGATAAGGCGTGTTTGTCGCAACAGTGATAGGTAATTGACTAATAAAATCAGTTCCACCAATACTATGAACAAAGTGCCATTTAGTAAAATCAGTAAATGCTTCTGAGTTAGTAGCATCAGTTTGATATTTAAAGTATGCTTGGTCATCATCAGTTGCAACTAATTGACCATTAGCATCTCCTGTCAATTTTAAACCACAAAAAACTTTTTGGTTATCAAGTGCAGGTAACATAATTGATGTTTCAAAATGAGTTTCATTTTCTGTTCCCCATTTAGTTCCTGCCCACGCTGTTGCCGCAGTATCTAAGTGAGGTGTTAAAATTGCTTGGTCTGCGTCAGCACCTGCTGTTGTTGCTAAAACTCCTGCTGAAGTTGAAGCAAATGTAGCTAATGCAGTAGTCATGTTAGTTCCAAGTGCTTCCCAGTTTCTATTTAAAGCACGTTGTACTTCTATTGTTGATACTTGGTCAATGTTTGCATTGATACCCGGTCTTTGTAAAAACCATTCGTCAAAATAAACTCTTCTTGCATCCTGTATAGGAGTACCAAGAGTTCTATCTGATATTAAACCAGTGCTAGAATTTTTACTTATTAATTTCATCCCATTCTCTGAGCGAATAGGGCCGCTAAAACTTGAGTTAGCCATGTTTAATCCTTTGTAGTTAAATTATATCATCTCTTCTACAATCGTCTGCTAGGGCAGTTGATATAATTAATTAATCCTAGAAATAATATAAGAGGGGGATAAACCCCCTCTCATTTGTACTTTATTACGCTCCCGGTGAACCGAATACGGCTCTCCAGTCAGAGAATCCGAAAGAATATCTTTCAGACGCTTTGAAACGCATATTTCCTGTTTCAAAATCTGGTTCCATAGAAGTTTTTAATGGTCTTCTTTGAAACATTTTAAATCCAGAGTTAGTCATATCTGTTAAGATAAAGAACGCATCTGTATCAGTTAGATAATGGTTAACTGCATATCCACCCGGAAGTAATCCTAGGCTTCTTGTTGCATTTACATCATTATCAGCAGTTCCAACTCTTAATTCACTTTTCAGAATTCTCTGAGCAGTAAACGCTAAGTCTTTTGGTACAATCATCTTACGAGCTTGTACAGCCACTGGGATATTTCTGTCATCCACAAAACCACCAATTGCAATAATTGCTGTTTCTAGTGAAGTTTCAGAAAGGTCAGCAGATGTAGATAATTCGTTTGACAAATTGCCTGCACCTAGTGAAGGGTGGTCAGTAGCACAAAGCTCTTTACCATCTCCTCCAACAAAACTTGAACTGAATGCATTGTTAAGAACATTAGCCGCTTTCACTTGTTTAGTGTAAGCCATTGAACGTGCTAACGCCGCAGTGTATCTCTTAGATAACGTATCATAAAGATTATCTTCTACAGCTTCCTCAGTAATTGAGAATGCTAAAGCGATAGTCTCGTGTACATATCTAGCTGTCCACTGTTCTGCGGCAGTATCAAATTCAACTGATGCTCCCTCTGATTTAGTTGGGGCCGCACCAAAGCCAGTAAGTAGAGTTTCCTCTTCAAATGCTCTGTCAGAATTTTCTTCTTGGAAGATTTCTGCGTGTTCACGTTCCCATCTTTTGTACTCCATACCGAATAAGGCGTGGAGACCGGGTTCTAACTCTTTAGCGAGTTGAGCTCTATTTATACTCATATATATCTCCTATACGCCAGTAGCAAATGTTAGTTCGTGTTCATAAATTTGAACTTCTAAAACTCCATTTGTTCCGTATGCGTTGTTTGGTTCTTCGTACTTGCGGAGTATTCTTAATCCTGCGGTACTTGTACCTGTTGTCCCACTAACCTCATGTTTGGATTGACCAGTGTTGGTGTCTCCTGCTGTTGCAACGATATCAGCTAAATTACCAATATCTGCAAAATCAGCACTTCCTGCTGATTGTACTGCAAAAACAATTTGGGGGTCGCTATAAACGTAGGCAGTTACATCAACACTACCTTGTGTTGTTGCACTTGCTGTCCATTGTCTGCTGAAAATCTGTTCTCCAGATGAATTAGGGTAACTGCATCCTGCAAATACGCCTAAAATTCTATCGCCTGCGTCACATTCGTCTATATATCCTGTGCCGAGTAATTTTACACAATCACCGGTAAAAATAGCCGTACTTAAACCACTTGCGATTTTAAATTCTTCTGTTCGAACAGCTCCACCAGTAAGATGTCTTACGGCTTTTAAGCCATTTGGGGCATCAACGTTTGCCATATTTTTCTCCTGTTAAAGTTATGTTATAACCCAATCAGAAAACTTTAGTCTGAATCTTTCTTTTTACCGACAGATACAGAACTACTACGCCTTTGCGTAAGAGGCATTGATGGATGTTGTTCTTTTAAAATATCAGCATCAACGGCACTAGTCTGAGATTTCGTTTTGTTACGATAATACTCTGACTTAGCTTCTGCCATTTCAACTGGTATTTTAGCTAGAACTAAATCACCAGAACCAATTACTCCTGCGTACTTTCCAGTTTCATGCATTGGGACATCGAAATCGGGGTGTTCATCTTTTCTTACGAATTCATACCCTTCACGTTTCCGTTTAGATATGTTTCGAGCGTCATCCTCCCCACCCGCACTCACTCTTAGCCATCTGTATTTTACGCTATCGACATTTGGTTTTGGTGCATCTAAATATGAAGGAGGTGTATAAGTTACTTTTCGTTTCTGATGAGACCTAGATGCGGTCGCTTCAGACGTGGTTTCTTTATTTTTACTAGTCATTTGTGTTCCTCACAAACTTCGCATATTCACTTGGTGGCACACCCAGTTTGTTCGCCATTGCGATTTGGCTTTTGGTCAAAGCGACCCTCTTTGGTGCGGATTGGGCACGGGATACTCCCGCTACGACTTGCTTCGGTTTAGCTCTTACTGTTTTAGCAGGAAAAGATTCACCTATTCGCTTATCGAGTTCTGAGTAATAGTCCTCAGTCGAAGGATTATAGCCCTCCATTTTTAATTGTGCGTCTATAGCATAAGCCGCCCCAGTCATAGCCGCATTGTCTCCAAACCATTGATTTGATTGAGCCCACTGAAGTGCTCTAGGGTCTGGTTGTTGTGCGGGTTGTTGCTGTTGCTGAACTTGTTGAGGTGCTTGAACGCTTGGATAATTTGGAACCGATTGTGGTTCTTTATCAAACAAATGTTTTTGCGACTCAAGTGTTTTAAGTTCAACTTTAGCATCAGCAATTGATTCTGCGGCATCTAACATTCTGTCAGAGTCTCCAGACTCGTAAGCTGATTTATGTTCAAGGCGAGCCTTACCCAAAAATTTATTAGCTGATTCTAATTTAGTATCATAATAAGTTTTTTGAAGTTTATCGTAATCATTATTAAGGGTACTTTTTTTCTTCAACTCTTCTTCGAGTTGTTGAGTACGACCGTAATACTGATTTCTTTCTTGCTCGTAGACACTTGCCTTTTTGACAAGCTCATCTATTCGTCTCTGAAGTCTAGATTTCTTCTTTGGATTATCTTCCTCTTCTTCATCATCTGAAGATTTGGCTTCAACTTCCTCTGTTTCTTCTTTTTCTTCTTCAACGTCTTCTATCGCTTCTTGAGGTTCTTCCTCAACATCGTCAGTTATCTCTTCTGGCTCTTGGTTGATATTCTCTAAATTTTCTAATGCTTCTTCTGCATTAAAATCTTTGAGTTTCTCTTCCTTGCCTTCTTCGACAACTTGCATCGGCTTTTTGGCCGAAGAACCGTGTACTACTTGCATAGGTATCTCCTAAGAATAAAAAAAGCCACCAGTACAGGTAGCTTTCCTTCATAGCTATAAAGCTACTATTAAATATGAAATAATTAACTTATTTCATTAATATCTGGAACTAGTCCCAGAATTTCATCATCGTTCATTATACGAAGTTCCGCTTGACCGAATTTAAATCTGTGTCCTGCATACTTACCAAACATAACATACTCACCCTCTTTACACCAAGGAGAAGACATATCATCTCTGTTATATGCATCTTTACCTATTTCAATTACTTTTCCTATGGAGGCAATTGCTCTGTGGTCTTCCACAGACTTGCTAGGTAAATAAATTCCCATATTTGTTTTATTGGCAACATCCAATACTTTTATAAGTATTCGGTGTCCCGTTGGCTTGGGATATTTCTTACTTTTTAATTCTATTTCTTCTAACTTAAAAGTTGTGCTACTCATCATCATCCTCAATATGTTTAGAAGACTCTCTTATCAAATCTCTAGCGATTTGCAAACCTCTTAGTTCACCTACAACTTTTGTATAGTTTTCTTGTAATAATTTACCATTTGCAAAGGCATCCTTGCGGTCGGTAATTTCATTTTCAATCTTTGTTGAAACATATTTAATAAATGTAGTTATCTCCACCTATGCCATTCCACCTTTAAAGTATTTCTTAGCAATGGCTCTGGAGTTCATCATTCCGCCACTTCTCTTACCCATGGGTTTAGCTTTATTTTTATATAAAGCACGTCTTGCTTTTTCTGCTTTTATAATTGAAGCATCCTTATCAATTACAGATTTTTTTTGATTTTTCATGTATTGATTAACTGTTTCCATAGATTTTGTTTTATCAAAAATTCTTAAAGATTCATCTAATTGTTTTTGAGTAACCTTACCTTGTGCTACGAGTTCTTGTCCACGCTCCATAATATTAATTCTATTGGCACTCTGAATTCTAGCTAGTGTATCGGGATTAGTTGGTTTAGGTTTTATTTTAACAGCCACTAAAATACACCCTTGAATTTAGTTCCTCTAATTGCCGCTCCTGTACCCCTAGATTTTTTAGATGAAGACTTAGCTCTTTTTTTAACGGCACCGCCTCTTTTAAATCCTGTAACTTTTTTTACAATAGGGCCAAGTACAGGGGATTCACCAGTTACTGAGTATGTTCCTACATCTGCTCCAACTGCAAGTGGTGCTCCAATTTTAGCATACTTTGTAGTTTTTTTAATAACTTTAGCTGAGTCTGCTACTTTTTTATTTATAATTTTATCTTTTGCTTCTTTAGCGGCTTTTTTTGCGGCTTCTTTTGCTTCTTTAGGGGGTAAAAATTTTAAAAATTGTTTATAAATTTTTTGAAATATTCCTAAGTCTTTTCCTACTTTTATTGCGGTTTTTGCTACCATCTTATACTCCTATATATATTTTTTTTTCTTTGATTTTTTCATTCTTACAAATCCACTTGATTTGTATGGTTTTCTTTTTCGTTGTTTTTTTGCGTGTCCACCTTTTTTAAATCCGGGTAATTGTAATACTGTATTTAAAATATCTAAACCAATATCACCTAATGATGCTAAACCATATGCTGTTCTTTTTGGTTTATCAATTAATAATTGTTTAATCATTTCAATTTGTGTATCTCCACCCGATTCCATATTTAACATTTCTTTTTCAAATTTTGGAGATAATTTCTTTTTTCTTTTTTTTGCTTTTTCTTCTAACTCTGCAATCTTTTCTTTTATTTCACTTGGTAACTTATCAAAGGCATTTGGTTTTTTTTTAGTTACAGGCATACCTGTATTTGGCATAGGGTTAACTCTTGGATTAACATACTGCTGTAGAGTTGATAATCCACTCGGATTGGGTG